CCAATCTTCATTACCAACAGTATCAATCGTTAACTGCCCACCTGTTATTGATGTATTACTCTTTAACGTCCAATCATCAGTAGTCGCAAAATCACCGTTAACGACATTCTCACTCCCAAGCCTCACTCCAGGCTCATCCGTATCATAACTAAGACGCATCCCCTCCGAAAGTGGTGTGGCCCCTGCAATCCCACCAGAAGGTAGAACGAGGCCGAGCGTAGCGTCAAAGATTCTGGGGTAACGATTAACGCCATCGTATCCGTCTACTGCGTCAGGTCCGACAACCGCAGAGGTTCCCAAATTAAACGGGAGTAGCCAGCTTATGCTTGAGACTATATCGCTCCCAACAACTGAAGAAACGACACCGCGCAAAAGATCACGAAGGGGAAAGCCTATTAGGTTCTGTATGTATTTTCTTTTCATTGTTGCCCTCTAGTTTGTCTTTAGAAGCGCGCAGTCTACGCCCTTGCAGTGGACAGCATCATTATCTATATGGGTTGTTATTTTTTCCTCGTTAACCTTCTCTGATGTGTATAGCTTGGATAGGTCGGTCCTCAATCCCTTAACGTCCTTGCAGACTTCCCTTGCCCACCACCACACAATGACACATATTGCAGACATGAGGAAAACGGAAACAGTTGAGAAGAACAACCAAGTCAGGTCATAAACGTTATCTGGAGCCATTATAATCCCCCCAAGTTCAGTCAACATTTTCTTGTGTCTTTTGGATCTTCTTTTGGCTTTATCGGTGGCCGAGGAGCCATTGCCTTTTTTCTAAGAAACTCTATCAGTGATGTTCGTTTATTCCCCATGTTACCACCTCGCTGGGCCGTCAGTTCGTGTGTCTACATGAACAAATGTTTTATATAATCCTATCCCGTACTTCCCATGATACTTCGTGTCTAAATAACTATAAACGTTTGCCGGTGAAACTCCAACGATCTTCCCATCAATAGCCCTTGCCTGCGGGTGAAAGCTTCCGTCTGTGCTGCCTGGACCATCTTCTAAAACCGGCTTTCTGTTATACTCAAGACACCTAGCTGCGCTATTGATGATAAATGTAACCTTGTCAATGCCAAGTTCTTCAGCAAAATGGTCGCAACATTCCTGCCATACCGCAATAGTCTCAACATCCATTGAGTCAAAACCGCAACCACAATTACAGGTTAACTCGTAGCGGCTTATGTTTTTAGTTAAGTCACCCATCTATACCCTGTAGACTACCTGAATCTGAACACCTGATGTATCGGTAAACTCAGAATCAGATATAGTTACTGCGCCTGTAGCGGAACTTTCCTCAAGCGATATTGTTGTGGAGGATGAGTCTACTTTAGCCTGTGGCGCGCCGCCTAAGCCGGTCATGCTGGAATACCTCGCAGCACAAGCAGTCTCAACACTCCCTCCACCAGCCGCGGTGAACGGCAAACCTTCTATTTTTGCTATGCCAGTAGACGACCCTTTAGAGCTAACAGCCACCCATATCTGTATAATTGCCTGATCTCCAATGACCGTGTACTTACCTGATTGCCTAGTGTAGACTACCCCTACAGACGCACCGCCAAAGGTAAGTACCGGACCAAAAGACCCTTCTTCATATGCGTCTAATGTATTGACTGCTGCTACGTTATTACCGAAGTTGATACCTGTAGACGCTTGGATTTTTCCGTTACTACTAATCCATGTAGCGGTAGCATCATCAGAACCACCTGCACCAACACCGAGAACAGGTAAAACTGCCCCGTTGCTATCAGCAAGCCCAATAAAAAGATTACTAAAAGAACTTGTGCCGCCAGCAACACCTGCAAAACAAGTTGCCGCCAGTATCTCACAACCGTGAAACTGGTTGTACCTTGCTGGTGCATCGTTACCGCTTGAATCCTGCTCACCAGATAGAAGGGATAACTGGTCTATGCGACATCCATAAAAATAGTTGTTATCTGTATCCTCAAGCGATACATCATTTTGCGTGTTGTTAGACTCAAAAAAGCTGTTGATGAATACGTTGAAAGATGCGTTACCACCAACAGTACCACCAGCCCCTTGACCACCTGATAAGGTCATAGCTTTAGCCGTGCCACCAAGATTCCTGTTACTGGTTCTAACATTAGTAAAACTGTTGCCCTGTGAGTCATAAGGTGCAAAGTTAAGAGTCCCACTGGTTGCTCCCATGAATATATCGGAACTTGTTCCAGCGTAAACATACAAATCACTGAACGCACCATTCCTGTGTGACAGAATGTTTAAAACTCTTGTCGTAAGGTTTGAACCGTCCAGCATCATCCTGGCGATACCGCCACCGACTTTAGGATCGCCAACTGATTCAAAGGTGATTAGTGGAGTAGTAGCTGATCCACCACGGAATATACGTGTTGCTGCTGTGGCTCTTATTGTTGGGATACCATCCTGGTCGCCACCTTGTCCATCACCGGCAAGGAAAACATTATGCTTATTAATTTTAAGTTCTGTATCTAATCTATAGTTACCAGAAGGGACATAGACAATCCCACCGCTGTCAGGTAGGGAATCAATGGCCTTGACAAAAGCCGCGTAAGAATCAACTCCACCATCCCTGTCAGCACCGGAATCAAGAACGGACCTTCTTTCTTGCAGCCTGTTTTCTACTGTCCTATCTAAAGCGCCCGTGCCGCCTTGGTTATATGTGACTAAATCCGCAGTCGTTGGTGCCCCGTTTGACGCCAGATCCACGTTCTCTACACCTGTTAAGTCAGACTTCCATCGTAAAAACTTTGTTCCTTCTGGTTCCGGCAACGTCAATGGTTTCGACCCTTGCTGTGATTCCTTAGAAATCAACGACCTGTTTACTTTTTCGTCGATCTGCTTGGTCAATGCCACCACCCTGTCAAAATCAGCATTAACTGTTACAGGCAGAAAATCACCATTGTCCTGATAATCCGTTGTCCTGTTCTCTGGAATGTCAGAAACGATAGTTACCAAGTCACCGACGCTGGCCGCAACAACTAGCGTAATCGTGCCGCCATCTTCATCACCAATACCTGTGACAGAGTACCCTGTTACAATATCTGTTACGTCATCAGGATCTTGGCCGGCAGGAGTGACGTAAACGTTCAGGTCTGTTGATTCGAATATCTTGAACGTATAGGAGAACAACGTCTGGCCTGCTGTTGCCGTAAATTCGTTGCGTGATGGTAATGCTGTGATAGTCATATTGTCGCTCCTTAATTGCTAATCTTAGAACTCTTCTTGCGCTCAATCTTCTCTCTACCCTTACCGAACCACCAATAGTATAACTTGCCAGCGACAGGGATTGAACCAATAGTTTCCAACCCCTTCTCATCGCCTGCGCTGTTTATGTCTTTAGACAGTGAATCTATAAACTTGAAAGGTGGTGATATTTGACGAACCGCGGCAGAGCCTACGCCCTCTTCCCTCGCCTTCCAGGTTACGAACTTGGAGATACCAAACAGGCGTAACATATTGTCCGCTACTTTGTCTTCAAGAGTTATCGGCCTTCCAAGAATTAAGTCTTTAACAACATCAGCCGTTGCGTTAGCTGCAATAAACGCCGCCGAAAGTCTAACCATGTTTTTAATGCCCTGTACTCTTGTTTCTGGTTTAGCAATCTGCTGGAAAACTTCACGACGGTATACGTCAAACTGCTTTATGGTGAAAGATTTAAGCATGTAGAATATTCTCCCGTTTCCGCCGGTCAGATATTTTTGCGGAAGCTCAGAGAGGGCAGTAGGTTGGAAGTCTGCAAGTGTATTGAACAAGTGAAGTCTTACGTTCTCGGTGACTCTCTCCGCTTGTAGATCCTCTATCAGAGACTTTGTTTCCCCTTCAAATACAGGCTTGAACTGTTGCTCTAGAAAGTCCCTTCCTTCTGGTGTTTTCGCACGTTTTATTATCGAAAGGTACTCTGCATTTATTAAGGTCTCTTTTCCTATTGCGTCCATGCGAGAAAGGCCAACCATATCGAATATTCTGCCTACAGCATTGGCGGCTTTTGTTGAATCGCCAAACTCAGCAGAAATCTTGTCGATACCAATATCTTCTATTTTTATAATGGACTCTTTTTTAATCGCCGCTTTCAGTGCTGGCAGCGTATCCGGTATGCCTGCCTTGTATATAGCCCAAGCGGTGTCCCCTGCTTGCGTTATGGCAGAGATACTGTTGCCCATTGTGTCAATATAGGAAGCGTTTTTGTAAAGCCCAACTATACCTCTTGTCCCAACTTCGTTGAATCTTGCTGATAGCATGTCTTTTAGTAAGTGCTCCTGTTTTGGCTCTATCTTCCCTTCCTGTAAAAGCCTTAAAACAAAGCCTCCGATAGTGTCGCTCATGTCACCTTTGTCCACACCTTTTACCTTCTTACCGAAAAGCCTGCGCGCCTCCACTGCCTCTGTTATTGTACCTATGTAAGCTGTTAGAGCTGCATCTGAGTCCATATAGAACTTATCTAACTCTGCGTCAATTTTGTCTATCTCGCGCGCCTTTAATGCTCCAGGCTTTGAAAGGGTAATATTACCACTCCCATATCCACGGAGTAGTCCGTTGATTAGGTCTGCTTTCTCGTCAATCTCTAAATACCTACCTAACTTTATTTCCTGCTCGGTAATTGCTTTCTCAATCAGAGGCCAATCATCCTGACCTTTAAAATGATTAAGAAACCCCTCCTTGTCCTTTATTACTCTTGGGTGAAAGTCTTTTATAAAACCAACCTCTAGGCCTACGTCTGTTGCTTCTCTATGCAACTCATCTAAAAGTTCACGGACAGCTTTGTTTTCTTTTTCCAAACCTTCTCTTTTAACTATCTCTGCAATCTTCGCGCTATCTGCGTTCTTACGTGCCAAGTCAAATTCTTTCTTTGCTGACTTTGACATGGCCTTGACTTTCTCCATAAACGGTAGTGCTTGCTCAAGCCTCTCTGCTCGTCTTGTTGCCGATTTAAATTCAAACTTCCTTAAAACAAATTTCAATGATGGGTCTATGTTTGCTAACCTTGTGCTAAGCACTCCCAAGTATTCATCTGCCATTAAAGCAAATTCTTTGGCTACTATTGCTGCATCTTTCCCTGCCACCTGTGCAACCTTTGAAACAATCTCAAACACCTGTCTTTTCCCCGAAGGTTCAGGAGATGAAGCAGCAAGGCTTGGCCGTTTGGGTGGTGTCGGTGGTGGTGGCGGTGCTTCGCCTATGGTTGTCAGTGGTGCATCGACAAGGAAGCTTGATGGCTCTGTAGCTTCCAGGGACTTGATGTTGTCAGCTAGTTCCGTCTCGGCAGTTACTTTGCTAACTGGTTCAGGAGCAACGACAGGCTCAACTTCTGCGACAGGCTCAAACCTTGCCAGTAACTCTTCTTGGCTTGTCCTCCAATCCCTGATTATGTCCTCTTGAAGTTTGCCAAGTTTCTTCCCAGACACCAGCGCTTCCAGTGCTGAAATTACAGATGATTTTTGATACCCTGCCTCAAGATACCAACCATGGGCTTGCCTGTTGAGACTGACCACTTTTTTAGTTTTAAAGCCTGCTGCATCTACTTTCTGGGCTGCCATACTCGCATTTAAGTTAATATCAACTATGTCGGCTTCAGCCGCTTGACGCTCTAATGATACAAACTCATCTTTAAGTTCAACCACCCGCGCTTCGGCTGTAACTCTTTCTGCTGCGCCTAGTGGTTTGATGTCTTGGGTCGGTGGTTTTATTTTTGGCAACTCCCCAAAGATTCTGTTATCTAACTTCTCTAAATTATAAACTCTTATCTCATTACCATCTAAAGCCCTTACAGCGTCAAACCCTATCTCACTTAGGCTATCTTTTGTTATCTTTCCACCTATCATAGTTATTGCTTCTTCCTCACCTATAATCTTAAAGTTTTCAGGCATGGCAAACCTAACGACTTCCTCACCTTTGAACCCTCTTGCAAATTCAGGCGATGGTGAAAATGAAACAGATTCCTGCGCCAAACTATCAAGCCCTAACTCCCTAGAGGTTTTGAACCCGTCTGACAGTATTTTATCTTTTGCCACCTTGCTTGTGCCATGAAACAATACAATCCCACCTTTTGATGCTGGGGTGAATAGTTTTCCTTCCGTGTGTAGAACTTTTAGCTCTTCGCTAAAAGCTTCGAATTCTGGTTGAGATTTAACAAAAGCATCAGGGTCTACTACAGCTTCCGTCTTAACCTTCTCAACCTTTCCAAGTCGTTCTGTTTCTGCAAGTGATTCAAGTTCTATCCTGCTCTCTTGCCGTGGGTCCAGTTTGGCGATCGGTTGAAGCTCTTTAGGTATCGGACCGCGTGAAGGGTCGGCAATAATAACACCGTCCTCTGTTGTTTCCATTTTATCAAGGTAGGCGCGTGTTTTGCGTGTTTGCTTTACTTGAGCTAGGTCAGCTTTGTCAATGTAAAGCTTTGGCATCTTATGGCCGTTGATGATTGTTTTAATGTTCTCTATGCCAACCTTGCCACCAACAAGACCACCGGCAGTCACTACGCCCTTCCAAAGAAGGTCAACAGCTTCAACAGCAAGCTCTGTGGTGGAGTTTAAATCTTCAGGCAATATGTCAATAAGCCCTTTACGCTGGAAGGCTTTGTACTCTTCCCCTTGGACGAACGAGATAGCCGCGCTTTCTGCTTCGCTCAAAGCCTCAAACATGCCAAGAGCTGCAACGGTTGTTAACGGATGAGAAGCCAACCCTGCAACTATCGCCGCAGTCATTGGGACCATTGCCATTTCCACCATCGTAGGCATCTGTTTACCACCAAGCTCTTTTGAGATCTGGTCGTGTAACTCGTAGGCTTGAGATGGACGAATGCCAAAAGCTTCTGCATAATTCACAGCGTTGGCAGACTTCGCCCTGATCTTTGAAATGTCCTCACCGAACACACCGCTAAAAGCATTCTCAAGGAATGACGGTGGCTCTCCTGCTCGTATCTCGGCAGTGCGAGGCTCTTCTGTAACGGCTGGTGCTGTCTCTGGAGTTTCACCGAATCCAGGCACGAGTCCACGGCGTTTTGCCTCGTTATAGGCAATCTGCTTGTCCTCTGTTAATATGCCGCGCCTTTCGGCTTCTTTGTATGCTCCCCAATCTGGCATTTAATCACCTAACAGTTTCAGAAGTTCATCGTCAGTCTTTTCAATATGCTTTACTTTTGCCTCTGATTCTCCCCTGAAGAAGTCGAAGAACTTATCAAGGGTGCTCTTAGTCGCCTCGTCGATAAATGGCTGCTTAATCTCGCTCAGTATTTGCACAGGGTCGGCCCCTGGTTCTGACGATCGCAAGTCATATTCCTTTATAGCAGCAAGATACCTCTGCGTATTGATGTGATCTTGTGCCAAGTCCGTAGCTTCCGAACCACCAATAAACAGGTAATTCTTTTTGGCGTTCAGAAGGTCTTTGTTACCCTGTTTAAATACAAGATTGTTTTTATAGTTGTTTGGATCGTCAATAATGGCTTGATTCCTCTGCTTCCAGGTATGGACCTCGTCAGCAGTCAAACCTCTTTCAAGAAATCCGTCCAATTCTTCAGGGGTCCAATTCCCTATGTTTCTCTCTATTTCGTCCTCGGCTAAATCCTTTTTAACCATAAAGTCTTCGGCTTCGGCTACCTTGTTGCGTGTCTTGACTAAGTTCCTGTATGTCCTCTTTGTGGATGTTGAAGCATCAGACTTGTCTATATCAACATCGGTTAGTTTACCATCTGCGTATAAATCATCAAGGTTCTCTTCTTCTGTAGTCTCAACCTTTGCAGTTGCCCTTTGTTGCTGCGTATGAAGGTCGTTTCTCTCTGACCTTGCTTTGGATGCCTTCGCCACATCTGCCGCCCTTGCTGATGCTGATTGTGAGTTTAGAATGCCAAGCCACTTAGTTCGTTTTTCCTCGCTATCAAACTCCCCTTCCTTAATGTCGAATGATGTCAATCTACCTTCAAGGAGCTTACCAAAGAAATCTCTTTCTGTTGCGTCACTTAGTTGTGACCCAGCGGCACCCTCTATTGTTTTCCTGTGGCTCAGTTCTGAACGTGCTGACTTTATGAAAGTGTCCCACTCATCAGGCTCCCAACCTTTCGGCACTGTGCCGTCCATGTCGGTCAGAATGTCTTGAGCTTCGGATAAGCTCACAATATCTAATCCACGCCTAAGTGACTGCTCTGCAACTTCTCGCTGCACATCTCGCTGCCGGTCAATCAGCCCTTGTTTTTTGGCTGGGTCTTTCTCAATTTCGATAAGTTCATCAAATAAACCTATGGTCTCAAGAGTGCCTTCTGCTGCCGCAAGGTTGTCTCCGTTACGAGCTGCCCTCTGTGCGTCGATAGAAGCAGTCTCTATACCCTGCTCAATAGTCGCCTTAGCTTCTTGATGCTGCCTTTGAATGTCAGCACCCCTAACATTCAACCCAGCAGTACCCGCCTTGGAATCAAAGAACGTGCCAATATCCTGTCGGAATGCAGGTTCCACACCGGACATGATGCCTTTTCGCAATCCGTTGATCTTTTCGTTAAACTGGATAACATCGTCAGGGTGGTCTTGCTGGATCAGGCCTATGCTATCCCTTATGTCGGTGGATAAAGATGCAAGGTAAGCAGCCCTGAGAGCTTTATTGTGGGATTTAATCTCTATCCCTCCAATGAAATGCTCTTCTTTCAATTCTGGCGCTTGAGTAATCCCGCCCTTTTTCTGTAAATCAGTAAGAGCAGCAGACTCTTTTCCCCTGGCCTGTGCTTTCGCTGTCAACTCCTGCGCTGCAAAAGAAAAGGTCTGGTCGCCAAAGGCACTTATTCTGTCGGCCAAAGACAGCAGACCACTAGCAGCTCCAGAAGTCGCGTTGATTGGTCTTAGGTTTACCGTTTCTCTAAATACCCCGTCTGCCATGATAGTCCTTTAAATGGTCCCTGCTATCTGAGCCGCTTTCCCTACATCACCTATTAATCCGATCTTGGCGCTTGAGCTTGCTTGTTTCTTAGAAACTAGCCCTCTGGTTCTCGTGGTCAACGCTTCAAGTCTTGTCTGGAAAGTATCACGCTGTGTCGCTGTTTCTTCTGTCTTTATGCTTTCCTGTAGTATCGAAAGCGGCGAACCTTCAAAGGCAGAGATACCAGACGCTCCGGCCCCTGCTGCTTGTGTTGCAAGTGCTTGTGAAAGTCTCCCTTTTCTGTCGCCTTCTCTCTGTATAGCGGCAAGCTCTTCTGACCTTGCGCCTGTCTCTGCCTCCATCTTGGCGATAGCACCAGCGTCCTGTTTTTGTTTGAAACTTAGAAGGCTAGAGGCTACTGTCGCGGCTAACATTACCATTGCCATTAGATTTTTACCTCCATGCCAATATTGAGAATTGTCATAGGCATTGGCGTATCTTGAGTAATCGTAACGTCTGCCTCCAGGGACCAGCCCAGGATAAACATTCTAACAACTCCGGTCTGTGGCTCTGGTGCGTCAAACTGATCTTGTCCGATTGTTTTGTCAGCAATCCTTTCGCCATTAACGATAACACCGTTAGACTCAAACAACTGCAAAGAAACTCTTGCAATCTTCTTTTTGCTGGAAGCGTTAGGACCGTTCTGCAAATTAACGTTTAATGGCATTGTCGTTATAATTGGTAGATACTCAAGACCGGCTTCTATTGTGTCGGCTTCTCTCTCAATCGTTATCTCACCACCCACCACTACCTCATCAGACTGCACGGCTCCATCTGCTTTGACTTTAACCGTCTCACCTTCAAGATGGTCAAGCCCTGTCAAGGTATCAGACGCAAGGCCAGTTCCTATAACTGAAGAGTCAGTATTCAAATCTGTGTTCTCTCGCTCAATGTAATAAACGGTCGTACTATCAATTACCCTCTCAACCAATAGATTGAGCTGAGCGTCAACGACTACCGCGCTTTTAATATTCCCTGAAGTCTCCCAGCGCGTAAACCCTGCAACATCTTCAGTGGCTAGGGTGTTGAATACAGTAATGTTTCCGTCACCGTTCACAATATAAACGTAATTAGCATCCGTTGATTCTGTTCCCCTTGCAACGGTCATCTGTTTAGGCGTGTTAATCAAATGAGCTGCAAGGATTGAAACGCTGCGCGATTGGTTAGCCTGGAAGTCCCTGACAAAGACAAACTGGATAATGGCCTTTCCGGTTCTCTGTGCAAATAAGGTAACACCGTCGATAGTTACCGGCCTGACTCTGCGCGATCCAAGGTTGCTCTGGGGTATAAAAGAAACGTTTGATGGAGTCAATGGAGAGCTTGGCGCATAGAACTCGCCGCCAGACGTAAACACCTGTAAAGACCTGTTTGAGAATATGGCCTCGACTGAGTTTACTTGGTCTGTGTCAAGTGTTGCTTCTATAGCTCGATCATCTAAACCACGGCCTACATCGAAGTTAAAGAACTCACCAACTACAGACCCGAAGACGGTAGACGGTCTTTGCTTTGCCCCACCGAACCACAAACGGCCTTCGTGGAAGGTGCAGGTTGTTTGCCATCCACGACCACCTGACCAAGTATCCTCTGCGCGTGATGTACCGGCTTGGACTCTTGATGATGCTATCGTCTCGTCTCCTGTTGCCGTCCCTTGAACCATAAACCCCGTTAGGAGTCGCCAATCTTTTGCTGATGCACCTGAAAATGTAACGGTAAAGTTTGAGTCAAATTCTACACCGCTTGCAAAAACTACCGTTACTCCTGTAGCCCCGGTATTAGGTAAAGACTGTAATTGTTCTCTAATAGCTTCAGCCATGCCGGAGTTTGCACCCTCATAGCTAAAGTCTTCAGTTAGGATACCTTCCAGACCAAGTTTAACTGTTGACCCTTGCTCCATCCCTAACAGGTTAAGTGTTTGAATCTCATCGACAGGTGTTGGGCTTGAACCATCGTCAAAGTCGAACTGTGGTATATTAGTAAAGTCGATAGCTGTAACTGCCCATGCTGTGTCAGAGGATCTTGTGACACTTTGCGGAGCTACATCCGGATGCGTGATAATAACTGTATCTGCGGTTTGGATATAATCAATATCGTCAAGAATGGATAACGCCCACGGAGTATCGAAGAAGTCCTCTCCGGATCCGTTTATGTTCGTCTGCAATACGCCTTCTTTGTAGACTTGAGCTTTCAGGTCGGTAAACACCAGCAGATAGTTTTGCTCTGTATTGAATGAGAAGTTTTCCACCCTGCCATCACCAAGAGCAACACCTAAGAACTCCTGACCTGGGCGTTTCTTCAAGCCACCTTGAGGTATAGATAGGACGTTCTGAGCCAAGGCAACGCCGTTGTAGTAAGCCTGTAAATCAATTCGGCCAACCAATAGCGGGTCAAGTTCTCCCCGGTTCATATTGCTTTGGAAAGTCCATTGCGGCATTAGTAGAAATGTCTCCCATCAAATCCTGAACCCCTGACATCTATAAATGGCGAATCAATGATTGACTCTTGCGGTCTTGATTGCGAATCAACTGACCGTGCTTCTGCTACCTTAAGCCTGAACTTCTTTTCATACAGCTCAGCCATTGCGTTATCTTCTGTGATCGAGATAGCAAACTCTGAGGCCAGCTTATACTCAAGAGATTTGACAAAGTGAGGAGGTAAAACTGTTTCATCTGGTGCGTAGACATAACGAGCAAGCAAGTCATTCTGGTTGGTGTAAACCAGAGACCCAACGATAATGTAGTTTGAATGGGGAAGGATAGCCCACAACCTCACCAAGTCAACTGGAAGCTGAAAGGCGCTGTTAAAGTTTGTAAGAGGGTCTGGTGTTTGGGACAACAGGCTTAACTTTTGCTCTTTAAGCGCAAACGACCATGGATGGGTAGACAGTACAGACTCGTAAGTAGATTGATAAAGGTTCGCCGCTACCGTGGCCCCTGCTCCTGAATCAGTAAAGGAGCTGATAGGCTTATCACCGATCAACATCAACGCATTGCTTGAAATCTCTATTTTTGTTGACATAAATCCACCCTATGGGATAACTGCGCTTCCCTCTGCAATTACGATAAAAGTTGTCAAAGAACTTAAATCGTCCTGTATGATACATTCAAGGTCTTCATCTGGTCCGACCCTTACAACCACGCCCATCTTGCTTTGACCACCAAAGGTCAACCGTCCGGTAAACCCATCTTGCCCTTGAACCGGGTTTGTCTTCGCATGTATATGGAAGTCAAACATAATGCCCTCAAGCTCTCCATTGGTCTTTGCTGTGAATATGTTGTTAAACGTACCGTCTCTTTTCCTTATCTGGATGCCCTTTGCTAAACCCCCAGCAATATCTCCGAAAGTTGACAAATCGTTTAGGGCTACGGAGGTGCATAAAAACATCAACCGGGTAACGTCAACTGTCAACGGTAGTCCAGGGTCAGAGACTCTTAAGCCAAAGACCTGCGGCGTGATGCTCCCATTAACGGCCATGTTCGTAATGCCATTTGTGATTTGTGCCCCGGCAGCATAAGCAAAATCCAAACGAGTATCTAGTGTGATAGTGTTGCCAGCGATAGCGCCAAACTGGACCCCTGTGTAATATCTGTTGTTAACAAGATCCGCAATAACGATAAACGCACCATCTACAAAGCCAGTTGTTACCGTGACATCAATGGTGTTCGTGTCTATAACGCCGACATTTAAAACTGTTGTGGTATTCTCAACTTGGTTAAGTGGAACAATAAGAGTAGGGCTAGTCTGGTCTTGAAGAGTTACCGGAACACTGCCGTTCTCTTCAAGTACAACTTTGTTGCCGGTTTCGTCGGTAATATTAACATCGATACTACCGTCAACGTTATGCTTGCCTGGATAGGTTCTTAACGGCATGTTACGTCCAAAGATTTACGCTGGTTGCTGATGCTGTGGCGCTCTTATTGACGCGGAACTTACCAGGGCCAAGTACGGTTACAGAGTTGTTTGTCTCATCAAGCGTCTGCTGTGTCCCTGACCTGAACAGGTCTTGCCAATCAACGTCATCCCCTGGAGTCTGTTGGTGGCCGATTTGAATGTCTGCTGTTTCACCGGCCCCTAGAGCCGTGGTGGTTATCGTTGCTTCTTGCGGACCAATAACAAAAGCGGCGCTCGCTGCTGCGTCTGTGGTCTCTGCTAAAATCTCTTCTACTGCCATGAGATTGCTCCTTGAAAAAGGGGATGCGTTAACATCCCCTCAGTCAGTTATGCAAGGGTAAGAGATGAGGACAGGGTAGTAACGACCCCTGCTGCCGAGATAGCGTCAATTGACACCATAAAGAATACCTCTGTGCCTCCAGTGACACCAAAGCACCAGACAATGTCTTGAGCTTTCAGGCCCATAACTACGGCATCATCAAAGTAACCAGATGCGACACAGTTGGCCTTAGTGTCAGGCGTTTTGTAAACGAACATACGGAGAACATCACTGTTCGCCATCGAAGAAGCTGGGGCGAATGAATCTGCTGTAAATCCGGCCATGATAAGCCTCCTTTAAGAAGTTTCGTTGTAAACGATTTTGACGATGCCTTGAGGCTCACGAGCTACCGCACCGGCTTTGAAGATGCCGTTTGCCAGCCAGGAAGTCTTCTGAGCAACCCAGTCAATCGTGGTACTCATATCCAGACCGATAGCAAGACCGATTGCTTCCTTACCCCATGCGAAGGCAATCTCATCACCTGTCACACCCGGAAGTCCACCCTCGGCACGTACGCCGATAATCTTCCACTTAAAGCCCATCCATGTATCAAGCTCACCGTTAATCAGAGCCTTGACGGTTACGAAATCGGAGCTTGTAACCTCGGAGTCTTCAAGCATTTGAGTCAAAGCACCTGCCTGAACAGCAATAAAGCGTTGATCGGTTGCCTCAATCTCGTTCAGGTGTTGAGCTGCGGAGCGAACCACATCAACGGTGAAGTTTGCCGAACCGGACACATCAAGGATACGTCCGGTGTCTGGGTTCTGGTCGTTTGTGGCTGCGAATGATACAGCGGCCATGGCGTCGATGATAATCTGGTCCTCACGCCGAGCAATAGCACCGGCAATGGTCTGAGCCAGTTCCTGACGCTCATCGAAGTTGACTTCTGCTTGATCGAAAATGTCCGTATACTCTGGAGCATTCCAGTTCTGCATGGTGGCAGTCTGACGTGCATGAGAGATGTCCATCGGGGTAACATCAGCTTGGGTGGCCTTCTGATTAGCAAGACCTTTGCCCATGCGGGTAAACTTGTAGGACTCACCGACAACGCCGGTACGAAGGGTTACGCAGTTACGCAGTTTCCCTGTGCCTTGGTATTCGTGCTTGACTTCGTTGTCAAACGCGATAACGGCTGCATTGGTTAAATTCTTAGACATGGTGTGTCTCCTCTGTGGTGTTCGATTAAGTTGGTTGACTTTGATCGAGTGTCCGAAAATCGGGGCGATCTTGTCACGTTTAGTAACAACCCTGATTCCGGCTCCACAGAGGAGGTATCGGAAGGTTATCTATGTGCTTAACACATACCTTACATGTTTGTCAACTACCACCTACAATGATACGTTGTTCATGCCCACCCCACACCTCAGCAGACAGTTTGTCGAACCTTGCTTTAAATGCTGGGTCTGTTTGCAGACGCCTGTTACCGTTATCGTCTTTCTCAAACTGCATCTTTGTCAACTCTTCGCTTGATATGCTTGCCGCCGCAGTAGTTGTGCTGCTGTTAACCGGAGCGTTGCGGGTCATTGATATAAGCTGCTCCATCGCCTTGACAGAAGAAGCACTTGACGCCATCTCGACAAAACCATCGTATAGGTCAGTAGGTAGGTTAGCCTTACCCCATGCATCCAGGTTGCCAACTCTCTGCTCTGCATTGGTTCCCAGCGCCTTCATCTCATCAATCTTGTGAGCTTCCAGAGCTTCGCCTTCCGCAATGCGAGTCATGCCGTAGATGTCCAGCAACTTATCAAAGCCTGTCTGGTCCATGCCCATGTCTTTAGCCATCTTGAAGGCTTCTTCCATGATTGGATCTTCGGCGGTAAACTCTACGCCTTTCTCCTGTAACGCTTCGGAGATGTTAATCTCGTAGTTTTCAGGAGCGCCGGTAAATGCACCGAACTTGCCCTCAAGGTCTTTGTATGCTGCGGCCTGATCTGCAACAGACTTGTACTTGTCACCCTTGAACCATTCAGGGGCGTCACCTTCACCGGCCACACCTTCGGACCATGACCATGTTGATTCTGTCGTTTCAGTTGTTTCCGTAGTTGTCTCTGTTGTTCCTTCTGCCACTGCTGATGCTACCGATTCTTCTGCGGTTTGGGTGGTCTCTTGACCAGTATCCTCTGCCATTAGCCTGCCTCCACTTTCTTTATAGTTCTGATTATGTGACGGATAAATCGCTTGTAACCTTCGATTATCCCGATTTCCAGGTATTCCATGCCAACATCGGCACCGGCTCTGGTGTCCAGAGCATCCTTCCATATAGCTATAAGCTCTTGACCTTCTTCGGTCTGCTCAAATATCTTGTGGATTAGATAATCACACTTATCACCTACAATACGATTCGCTACTGTTTGCCTGTCAGCTGCTTCTTTATCGTATGCGCCTAGCTCATCAAACAGGTTCCGGTACGTTTCCTTGGCCAAGTCCTGCCTCCGATGCAGCAACCGCCGCCTCTGCTATCTGTTTACGTTCTGTCTCATCACGAATAAGTTTTGTCGGGATACTCAGCTTCTCTGCCCAATATCCAGGCAAGTCCTCAAGCTTAACGGCTCCGAGTAAGACGGCTTCTGGGAGTTGAGCCACAGCGTTAAACCATACCTGCGAGCTTTGGAAGTCATCGATGTCTTCAGCCTTTGCCAGTGGTGACTCTTGGCGCAAGGTAACTTCCCGGCCGTCAATCTTAATCTCTGGTATCTTGCCAAGCCTAACCAGTATCTCGACACAGGCAGTCACAAGAGGCTCAATCAACTCAGACTTCAAGCGACCAATAGACGCCCCCGATGTCTTTAACATCTCCTGTTGCCTAATCATCTGCTCGGTTGCCGTCCTAACAGGGTCGGTAATCTCGCCAAGTGGATCTGCAAACAAAGCCTTTTTAATGCCGTTCTGCAAGTCCTCAAGGATAACTCCACCTAGTCCGATGTCTCCGGCTCTTGGTAATGCCTGCAAAGATGGATTAGAGGAGTTGTTACTATTGACGGGAATGATAACACCTGGAGCGATACGCACCGTATGAGGGTTGAACACACCATCATCAACCCCTGTGTATACCCCTGCCATCTGAAGCGCCGCATTCTCAAGGATGAATTGCTTGACCTTGTTGACTGTTCTGATGTCTGGAAGCATCTGAAGGATAGGACCACGCCCGAAAGTTTCCCCTGGCACAACATGCCACCTGAAGACAATCAAACGCTTAGTGTTGAACTCTTGCTCAAAGATAATGTGCTTGGATGGTTCGTGGATAATGACGTGGTTATACTTCTTGGTCTTCTCGTTCTTCAGCATGCCAGAGATAATCTTAACCATGGATTCTGGTTTGCTCTTCAGCATCTCCTCAAGCGCCTGTGGTAAAGTTGCCCCCTGCCATGTGGTCTTGATGGCCCTGACTTCAATCTCTTGATGGCGCCATGAGCTTTCTACCGAGCCTGAGTTAGAAGCCTCTGGATACAACTCAGCTAGTGGCACGTTAGAGAACCGGAATGCCTCACCTGTTACAAAGTCTCCATCCTCAACCAGTATAGCCCCGGTCCCGATACCAAGATCAACAAGAGCAGGGGATATTTCTGTGGAGAAGTTAGAGTGATTCAGGTTGGTAAAGAAGGTGTTAGTCGCTTCTTCAAGTCCCTTCTCGACGCCTTCTTTCTCTTCATCTGGGATAAGATCACCAGGGGTCAGGGTCATCCACTGTTGCCATGAAGGAATGATAGAGGCTTGAATCTTGTTTGAGAACTGTTCCAAACCAAGGATAGCCGTTGAATCGAAAACATGACGGTTCTTTCTCTGACCTGGAGACCGAAAGCGGAACGTCTCACGCTCTGGAGCTGCGAAGTCGTAAGCCTCTTGATGTAATGACCTCCACAATTCCCACCGTCTACGGGCTGCGTTGAACCTTTTTAACAGGTCCG